GTTTTCCGGGGTTGTAATGACCACGCTCACCTTTCTGGTGCTGATTTCGAGTTACGTCAATTTTTGAGGGCTCTCGTGTCAAAAGCTGTGTTTGTCGTGGGTCCACGTGTAACACAAACCTGTGTATATCTTGTCAGCGGTATGCATAGTCCCCATGGGTCATAATTCAGTTGTGTAATTTTGTACGAAGGTTGTTCTATCGTGCTTAGGTTATTCAATGGAGGTGATTTGATGGGATCTTGGCTATTTAGCCGAGGCTCCTAGAACGAGCTTGAACACAAACTGTTGCGTGCATTGTGGAGCCGCAGCAGTAACTTCCCACACCTGCTAAAAGTCAAGGTAAGAAGCAACCCGGCGCTGCGCCGGTCAAACAATTGCAGAAGAAAGAGTTAAAACTCGAGAAGAAAGTGGAGAAACTGGAAAAGAAGTCCAATCCAGGCGCAGCACGCAAGGCTATGAAAGCAGCGGGCAATGCACTGGAAGGGATGGGAGCGAAAGTTGGCAACATGATTCTTCCCGGGATTGGGGGACACTTAGGCCATGCGGCCGAAGGGCTCTTCAAGACTCTCCTGGGTTTTGGTGATTACTCAGAAGTGGAAAATATAAATCAACCTGAGCCTATGAATAATACGATCATGGGCTTGCAAACACCCACCGTTACTCATGCTGTCGAGAACATGCACTGGAATGGTCAAGTGACAAGAGTGGCGCATCGCGAATACATCGGTTCTATTTCAATGACCGCTGGATTTGCATGTGCTTCTTATGCTATTGACCCAACCAGCACCTTCATGTTCCCGTGGCTAAGCACACTAGCAAAGAACTTCCAGAAATGGAAGCTGCTTGGTTGTGTGTTTGAGTATGTGCCTACATCCACCAACGCTATATCTGGTGGATCCCCGGCGGTAGGTCAAGTGTGTCTCAGTATCTTGTACGATATTGAGGGACCACCTTCGACCAGTTTGCAAAATCTCCTCAACAACCAGGGTTCCGTTTCCGCTAGACCGCAAGATCAAATGGTCTGTGCTGTGGAATGTGATCCTGGTGAAACACCTCTTAATCCCTTATACATTGCACATCCTGGTACGTCTGTGTTTGAGCCCCATTTTTACGAGTTTGCTGATTTGCAAATCGCAACACAAGGGCCCGCCGCGTACTCGGATGCTGGGCAATTGTGGGTGACGTATGATGTGCAACTTATTGCAGCGTATGTCGAGGTGCCGCCATCCCCAACTCCTATTCAGAAAGTTGTCATCACGAATGGAGATGGGGAACGGAAGGAGAGTGATGACCATGTTGTCATCACATCGAAGCCTGCGCCCGGCTATAAAATGCGCAGTCAACAGTGACTTTAAATACTGTGCTTTCTCAGCTTAGAGACGGTGTACGCACCAGGCCACCATCAGGCATCGTATGTTGGTGCTGACAATCATACTTGTTAGTTGCTGAACTTATCAGCTAGGGCTTGCCCGTCAATGTAATTTTGACACCCTTCAATGAAGCATGCACTTGCTGGCACTTGAAGGTCCTTAGCACTGAACCAGAAACATGACTGTTCGGTACGCCAAGTGGAATATGCGAACCCTGCTAGCGCAGAGTCGTTAACCCAGGAAGTTATCTCCTGGGTTCCTGTTTTAGCTCAACATGCGTTGCTACGTTGACTATTATGGGAAATATAACTTGTCGGTGTCTTATATGGGTTTGCCTAGCAGCCCTGTTCGAGACTTTGACCCTGTTACAACCTTGAATAAGTTGTCACCCTTGTGGTGTTGTGATGCTGTATGATCCCGAGTTGATATTCTCGGCAATCAGAAGGTGTCTGCTGTTGCGTGTGACGTTTGTATGATGTGATACCAAGCATCATCTAAGGATTGGATCTTGTGTGTGTGTAGTTGGAGCTAGTAATCCGGAAAATAGAGTTGACTTGAAAGGGGGCACCCCGATCCTGAATAGTTAATCACCGTACCCGGAAAGTCTAGAAAACCCTTTGGTTTACATGGCCTAATCAGTCCTGTAACCACGCGAGCTTAGGGTACAAAGAGCTAGGGGACAAAACATCAGATTTGAGTTAATCTGGTGTACCGATGAGGTTTTTCCAACTCCCTGCTAAATCACCAGGAAAACAAGGTCCACGAGACCATCGTAAAAATCTTAAGAGTCGAGCTCGTGACTTTAAAGAGCCGGTGGCCAGTGTTGAAAATGCAGCATTGGCAATCGAGATTGCACCCTGTCTTGAACAGAGAGAGTGTGATCTGGATACTCACCGTCACGCACAACGTGCGCCACTCCAGGCACAGGAGCGGCGCAACGCAGAAAAAGACAGAAAGGATCGAGTACGTAAACCTTTGGAATATGTTCTCTGTATCAGTCCACTCGCCGACTGTAAGGAGGATACGCACTTCCATCTCCCTAGTGATCTTGTCTTGGTGGTCGGTAAGTCTACCCGACCTGCTGCACGCTTGTTCCCTCGTGACGTTGATTTTGATGAACATGATTTGGATCTCGATATGATGTTCATCAACGGCCCGGTTGTCGATCGGGTTGTTGTGAAGGAGGCGGCTGCTGTGGACTTGGATACCCACGTAGTTGCTATTGATCCTTACAACTTAAAAGAATGGTGTGGTGCGGATGCTAACTTTCATGTGGTGCAAGCCATGTGTGATCGGGTGAAAGGCGTCCCTGCTAGTGACCATGTCTTAAGGGAAAAAGAGGCCGGTGTGCCCCAGGTTTGGATAACACCTGGACTCAAAGAAGACCCAAAAGAAAACCTTGATGAAGTCAAGGTTCCATTTAACGCTTCGAGCGTACCCCACCTCGGTGGGAGTGGAGGCGCGGGTGGCCCTAAACCATCCGCGTCGCTAGTTGGACCAACGGAAGATAAGGTTGGAGAGAGTGATGACGAGGCTGCTGTTCTCGGGCGAATAGGTGTATGCAAAATTCTTGCTGCATTACGAGCTCGGTCAATTGGCACGCCGTTCAAACACCAGTGGATCAAGCATAAACGTATGCTTGTTGAGAGTGATGTGGTTGACCAACCCTCGCCCTCTTATGGTCCAGGTTTAGAACGTGCGTGGCGCATCGTTTACTCTACTCAAGCTATTGTTGGTAAGACTGGCAGCTCTTGGTGGAACAGGTGCGGGGACTGGTTGTACAATCACGCCCCATTCGTCCATGCTGACGAAACTTGGATCACCAATCAGAACGGCCAATACACTAATAAGGAGACTAGGGAACTACAGTCTTCTAGTGGACGGGCTTGGAGATTCGGAATGGCGAGCGGAAATCGTCCGCATTTTCGAAGGAAAATTGAGAAAGGTACCCAATACGTTACGGCTGCCAATTTCAAGAGCTGCTCTCGTGTCGAGATCTACACTGATCTGCTTAAGTACTTCAATGATACTAAAGTGGAAGCAATTCGCAAGTTGCATCAGCGTCAGGTTTTGTCTCGTGATGGAGCGGATGGGGCTTTTCAAGTCCTGAATTCCTTCGTTATGGCCGCAGTGAAGTGTATGTGGGAGCACCCTAGAGTGCAGTCTTTTGTTGATGATGCCCCGTCGGGTAGCAGTGGTGAGGTTATTATGATGAATACCTTACAGCTGTTCTGTCAACAGAAACTGTTTATGGGAATCCAACTTGCTAGCACTGTGGACGAAAAAGTCAAACCGGTTTTCTACCAAAGGGTACGCTCCCATCGGTCCGGGAGTGTAGACCCACGTTCTTAGTGGGGACCGTTCAGTGCGACGTTAACGACGAATTCGTTTTCAATGGTGACTTCAATGTTATCAAAGGAGAGGAGTTTTTCGTTGATGGCGAACTGGCGTTCCCAGAGGGGGAGGAGGCTCTTGATGGGACTTACCGGACATTATTTGGGTTCGGTGTGTCTCATAATGGTCGAATCTATCGTAATTCAAACCACAATATGCGCTATGCCATGAGACGGTTGACGGGCAAGAGGTTGGTACGTGATGCAGTTTCAAAACAACTCATCCCAGGCTACCATGAACTCTTGTTCGACAACCAGGAAAAGTTCTTCGCTTCACACAGCGTGTTCTTTCAAGGTTTAGCCAATGATTACGAAGAGTATTTCGATGAGTATAGGGGTTATGAGGATGAAGCTCGTGAACATCACGACGATCCCCATCTTAAGCGCTTGTTGCGTATTAAGGCTTGGAGTGAATTGAAGGAAGAGAATCGTCTCTCCGGAATCTCTGACCCCTGGGTTAACAGTGTTCTTTGGAAGTTAAAGAAAGATGAGTGGGCAAAACCCGGTAAGAAACCGCGTATGATCGGCGATCTTGGTGTCGCTGCATCGTTGCGGGGCTTTCGGGTGACGGAGGTGCTTAAACGTGCCCAGTCGGGAGTTCCTGTGTTTGTCAATGGGGGAGAAATCTTCTTTTGTAAAACGCCCGACCCTGTTGTCTTGAAAGAGGTATTTGACAAATTGATCAACCCGCCAGGGAGATTTTATTTTGTGTACTTCTCGGACGACTCCTGCTTATCTATCCGCAAGAGTGATGGTACGGTTGATATGTACAACCTTGATATCTCCTCATGCGATGCTTCTCATGGACCTGCCATCTTCCGGCAACTGACCCAGCTCGTTCCGCATTCCGCGCGAACCGACATGGAACAACTTGTGGCTCAATGTGAGCTCCCGTTGAGAGTCGTCTCTCGTGTCAACCCAGAACACATCCTTGTTCTGAAACCGACACGACCAATGCTGTATTCTGGCAGCACCATCACAACTGGTATTAACAATATTGCGAACATTGCCATTGGGCTCGCAATATCCGAGGCTTCGTACCGAGGACCGGAGACTATTTTGAAAGCGGCTGAAAGCGCTGGATACATTGTCACTGGTTGTTTACCCCTTACCAACCCAGAGGATCTTCAATTCCTCAAACACTCACCTGTCTTAGATCTTAATGACAGTTACCAACCTATGCTCAACTTAGGGGTTCTCTTTCGAGCCTCGGGCGTAAGTAAGGGTGATATCCCCGGTCGAGGAGCAATCCGAGATCGTGCATTCGCTTTTCAGCGTGGGCTGCTTCGCAGCGCCTACCCTCAAGCGGACTTTGAAATTCTTCAGCGGATGAAGAGAACGTGTGGAGAAGGAAAAATTCTTGACAACAATGTCTTCAATGACAAAGTTAAGGAAAATGCCAACTTCAAACCGTTCTTTGCACAACGCGAGAGTATTATGAAGAGATATCATTTGAGTGATTTGGATTATGAGGAACTTTTGGACTTTGCGGATTCAGGTTATGAAACCTTCTGCAATAATTCAGCTCTGAGTAAAGTGCTCAACCTGGATTATGGTTTGGAGTGTACCGATCATGATGGTGCCGAATACGGCTACAGGGGGGGCTATTAGCCAACTTCGTCCCCTGGGGGTGTGTATCACTTACACCCGCTTCCTCAGCATAAATAGTGTGGC